TGCAATGCTTGCAGGGCTTGCTGTCCCCAATGCCAGTCCAGTCCCATCAAACGTCAGCGCACTACCAGATGTCGCTACCTTGCTGCCGTTCAGGAACAACACGCCGTTGGCGGTGCCTGCCGACAGGGTAAGCGCAGCCGAAAACGCAATGTCCCTCGGCACAACGTAGGTGTCGCCTGACTGGGCAGCTTGGATCTGGGGGACTGCGGTGTTGAGAAGAAGTACCTCGTAAGCGGCCACGGCGCTCTCCTTAAATTGGGCTATAAGACGTGCCGTTGCTTGTCAGCACCGTCTCAACAACGTAATAGCTGGTGCCTGCACTGTTTAAAACTTCTTCGTCAACAGTGTAAGGCGTTGCGTCACTGGTCAACACAACCCACGGCGGGCCTGGATTTGGCCCGGCAAAATCAGTCGCCAGCGTGGCGACCGGGCCAAGTCCTAGCCCAAATCCGTTTCGGACGGGTATGCCAAAGCTCATCGGATATTGATCGGTTTGGCGTAGACCGTACCGCCGGATGCGATCTGGATCGCACTGACCCGCCAGTCAGCCCCGGTGCCAGACGGTACGATAAACGGGACAGGCGTGTTAGCAGGGATCGGTGTTGAGCTGGCGGTCGCTGTCACGCCCTCGCCTACAGTTACATAAGCAGCAGTCGTTGACCAAATCACCACGCCTTGCGGGCCTGCGGGCCAAGTGGATGTTGAGCCTGCCGTGCCCGTATAGGACGCAGTGCGGGCTGGAAAGTTGCTATCCGCTAGAGGATTAAGAAGTTCCATTTTGCGTCCTTATGCGAGGAAGCGTAATTTGTACAAGGTCGAGAGATATTGACTTGCAATCTCGTCGATAATGTTTTGCAGCGGTGTGTCTGACTTATCGCACACCTTGTACCGCATCTCTTCGATGTCAGCAAGTGAGTCTTTGAGAAACTCAACTACGTCGCTGTTTTTCTTAGCGCTCATCAGCGAGATGGGGCCAATTAGCCCGTGTCTGCCCTGGTAGGCTTCAGCAAATTTGTCAGCAAGCTCCACGATGTTGTCGTAGAACTCATTTAACGCCACGTGTTTAGCGTAAGACTTGGTGTTTAAGTGTACGCTGTGCGTAACATCACGCGCTAGAAAAAGCGTTCCGATGAAGTCTGCGCAGCTCACTGTGGCACTCCTTGCATAGCCATTTGCTGTTGGGCAACGACCATATCGCCTGCTGTCATCACGTCTTTCAGCGTTTGCATGACCACATCTTGCACTTGATCAGGCGTCATGCTGCTGGACACAGCCTGAATACGCTTGGTTTCAGCATTGTACTCGTCGATGCGCAGTTTTTGCGCCTCCATCGACTTGCCGACGTTCTGCAACATGTTGTACATCTGCTCCATCTGCGCCTGCATGGCCTGAATCTGCTGATTAGCCGCCTGCAGCGCTGGATCGTCTTCGTTTTGCAGCAGTTTCGGGTCGATCATCTTCTTTAGACGCTCGGCCAACTCCTGCGCACCAGGCCAATCCATGTTTTTGACAAACAGATCGCCTGCCGCCATCCACAGATTCGGGTTTCCTTGCAGAATTTGACTCATTGCATCCATCGACTCCTGACGCTTAGTCAGGTAGCTCGGTCCAACGGTCACTTTGACGTCGTACTTGCCCACGCCGGGGTTGTAAATCTTCTGCACAACCACACCGGCTTCGTTTACGATTTTTCGCACCGGTTCCGGCTGGTTGGGGTCAAGCCGCACCATGTCTGACTGCCCGTCAACCTGAATAATTCGCGCTACGCGAGCCGTATCGTAAATTTTGGGGATTAGATCGACCAGTTGCCGCCCAACGTAGCGGATTGCACGGGCGTAGTTGTCAACGTAATGGTAGGTGCCGACGTCCCCCTCACGCTGCCGGGCCAGAATAGCCCTTCCAGAGCGCTCGTTTGACGTCATTCCAAGGCTTGCGTTGTACTGCCCAGTGGCCGCTTTGATGTCCTCTGACGCCCCCATTTTGGCCTGAATCAGACCAGTTTGGGCTAATGGCGGCTGGGCGCGTTGCGGCAACGGCAAGATGTTGCCCGCGCCGTCGGTCACGTCAGGATTGACCTCAAGATAGGGGTAGTTCGTCGTGTTGGCGGTTTTCCACTTTTCTTCGTAGCCCTCAAACTGACCGCCGTAGCCAATAAACGGTGCTTTGGGCGCAAGCGCCAGCATTTCCGCCTCTTGGCTTACCCAGTAGTTGTACATCCGCTGGGCGTCTTTGGCATTTCTAACCAAACCTGAAATCTCAACCTGGCCCTCAATGTTCCATTCGTTGCCAATTACACGCACAACTGGGATGTGCGAACCGGCCCAATCGCGTTCTTCAATGATCTCGTACCCGTTGGTCTTGCACCATTTGATGCTTTTCCGCTGGACCTTGCGCTGTCGGGTGGGTTTTAGACCCAACTGGCGCATCATTTTGTCTTGCGGCGTGCCTTGGAAGGTTGTCGTGCCGTCTGGGTACAAATTAAGCGTGGCGGACTTATAGTCGCAGTAAAAATACTCTGCAATTCGCACCGTCATCTCGCCCAACCACTGCGACAACGACTGGTCGCCAACGCCTTGAGTCATAATTGAACTGACTGGCATGGCGTTTGGGTACAGGCGCTCGTACTCGGTCTTTAGGATGTCTTCAGTGATAAAGCACCACTCGGCATCCGCGCCGCACGGGTCTTGAATTGTTGGGTCCATGTAGACCGAAAAACTGTTTCGTACGCGCCCGATCTTGATGTCTTGATCAAAGCTCTTTTCGTCGCAGTATTCGGTCAGAATCCTGATGTAGCCCTCGCCGTACGTCACTTGGTTGTCGCAGGCAGTGTCGTAGGCCACATCCGCATTTGACATGTACTCAATATGCCGGATCATGCCGTCAAAAATTTCCGCAACCTCGACGTCAGCTTTGTCGTCTGCCGGAATGACGTTAGGCGACGGCCTGTTTTGCCGCTGTTCGTTGGTCACCTGACGCACGTGCTGTGGCAGCTTGTTGATTGTCAGGCACGGTCTTGCGTTAATTGTCTGACCTTGCACGGACCCCCGTACCGACAGCACGCTTGCCGGCCACTGGTAGTGGTTATCCGGCGAGCCTGCCATAAATCGCAAGTCGTCTAACTGGTCTTCGCGGGTATCGCTGTACGCGCTTACCGCTGTTCTAAAGCGGTCGCGCATTAACGATAGCCGATGCCCGTTTGCGTTGTCGGGCGGGTCGCCTTCGTAACCGCCTACATCTGCAACTTCAGCAGCGCCGCCTATACCTGTAGCATCGTAAGCCATTACTTCTTTTTCATTGATTTGGCCGCCGCGCGCTTGGTCGCGTACGCAATAGCAACGGCTTGTTTTACGGGCTTGCCCGCCTTAACTTCCGCCGAAATGTTTTTACGGAAGGCGGCTTTGCTCGGTGACTTAATTAGTGGCATGGCTACCTCTTTTTGGCGGTCTTGGCGGACTCTCTAAAGGCTTTGGCAGTAGGAGCGCCGGGAGCGCCTGGTTTGCGCATTTTTTCGCCAGATCCGGCTTTAATGCGTGCCTGTTTGGCGTGGATATTAGCGTACAAGCCTGGTTTAGTTGCCATATTAACATCTCCATCGTTTAAGTGACGCTTTAGCGCGCTCAGCGTCGCCTTTAGCGTTTTTGACGACCCCAGACATGCGAGCGCAAAACGACGCTTTGCGCCCCTTGTCTGCTTCAGTCTTCGGATTGGGCGCGGGGGCTTTCAAATTGCTGCCTGTTGCGGCGTTGTACTTGGCTCGCCCTTTAGCTGTCAATCCAGCACCCTTGGACACGGGCAACTTCTCGCCTCGCCCCACTGCCAGACTGACAGATTTCTTGGTCGCCATCACGCCCCCATCCAGCTTGTAGCGCCTGTGGAGCGGTCGTTGTAGACGCGGCGGGTGGTCGTGACGCGGGGCTCGCGGCTTGCGACGGGGTAAGCAAACGTCACGGCGATCGCATCTGCTGCGTCGGGTGAAGCAAGTCCTCTTGCCTTCATGTCCTTCTTGCTCTCCAAGAAGATCGTGCCGCTCGAGTCTGGCTTGGTCTTGGGCCCGGTCAGGTCCGCTTTGAGCTGCCTGTCAGGCGAAACGCTTGCCGTCTTTAGCCAGTCCCGTAACGCGCCCCATAACTCTGCGCGCTTGTTACCCCACATGATCTGGTTTTTGGCCTTCCAGCCAAAGTTCACTCCACGCACCTTATACCGCTGTTCAACCAACCGGTCAAGTATGCCGTAGCCCAGCCCGCCTTCGTCGATCACCGTCAGCGTAGGCTTGTACTCTTCAATCGCGTCGATGACGTGCCCGACGGTCGTCATCGTGTCGTCGCCCCGGTACCGCTTGATCGCTATGATGTCGCGCCCTTGCCTGACCGCAATGACGGTCGAGTCACCGCCTGACCTAGCTGGGTCAATCCCAATTACAATTGGCGCTGTCTCGTCTTTGTGCTTGGGTCTTGCAAACGCCGCGTCTACCAACGCCGCCCCGATAAACTGGTCGTCGCCCGCTGACGGAAATTCTCCATACACCTCAACTTTGGCCTGTATAGAGTCTTCGCCGTACTCTGCAATAATTTGCTCGTAGGTCTGCTTGTCGGTGTCCTCAACATTGCGGGCGTCAATGTTCTCTGTCGCCCAGAAGTCGCGCTTACTGTTGAAGCACTCAAAGAAGTAGCCCTGGTTGCGCCGGGGGTTGCTGAACACGCACCAGAACCGGTGTGGCGTGTTCTCGGTAAAGAAGCCTGCGGCCACTTGCCAGATCGGGTCTGGAATACCAGACGCCTCATCAAAGATTAGCAGCACGCCATCCAAATTATGCAGACCCGCGTACGCGTCGGGGTTCTCTTCGCTCCATAAGCGTCCTTCCACGGACCAGAACCGCGTGCCCTTTTTTAGATCCCGTTCAACAATTTCCGCCAACCATTTGGCGGGCGTCACACGCGTTGCGCTAATTTCAAACCAATGGCTGTTAATCATCATCGCCAGCCACTTGGTAATTTCCGACCAGGTGATGCTGCGGAGCTGCGCCTCACTGTTAGCCGACACAATCGTTGTTGAGCCAATACGCGTCGCCAACATCCACAGCACTAACCAACTGACTAGCGCCGATTTACCGATCCCGCGACCAGACGCGACCGCTAACCGGAACACGTTAAAGTCTACGCGTCCGTTATTGTCTTTGATGTGCTGGCCGAGTTGCCGCAGGATTCTGCGCTGCCATTTGCGCGGTCCTGCGTAGTGTTCCAGTGGCGTACCTTTCTGACCCCACGGGAAGGCAAACAACACAAACGCTTCTGGATCGTCTTTGATGCGCGGCTGCCAGAGCCGCACCATCAGCTGCTGCTCATCCGATGCGTTGTAGATCGGCTGTTGCACGTGGCGTCTCCAGTTTCTCGGTAGCCTGTACGTCGATTACGCGTTGCTCTGCTTGCGCCAGCGCGTCGAGTACGCTGATTTGCTGGGTTACGTCCATTTGGATGTGTTGGGTAGCGACCCACGCATGCTTATGCTTCAGTATCTCTAACGCCGCTTTAGCGTCGCCTGCACGCGCTGCGCTCATCAGTATACCCGCGAGTTCCTGCTCGCCGTCAGCGCGCCCCTTTAGTTCGGCCATCTCGGCAACGGGGTCCATTTGACACAGACGCCGATACTCGACCGGCAGCAGTCCGGATGCAAGCGCCAGCGCGTCGCCTTTCAAACCTAACTTAGCCGCGTCGTAGATGCGCTGCAAGCGCGCCTCTGTTGCGGTCAGCGTACGCGCGGTAAGCGGGAGTGACTGGAAGGTCATAGCTGTAACACATTATGTGGTGAAGTTATTATAACTAAAAGAAAAAATTTTAGCGACCCCTTCGTTTTTGAGCCGGGCCTTCGCCGGCCCTAGCCGGGGGCTCTCGCCCGCGCAGCCACGCTGGCGTGAGCTGGCAGCCTCGAGCTGGCAACCGGCGGCCGTCAGCCCAGGGCGCACGGCGTGGGGTGGCGTGGGGCAGTGCCCAGGCGGCCGCTAGCCGTGCGCCGTGCGGCCATCGGGCGGGGCTGTGGGGTAGCGTGGGGTAGCGTGGGGTAGCCCCATGCCATGTTAGTTTTGCCCTTTTTAACGCACTACCCCACACTACCCTAAAGCCTATGGGTAGCGTGGGGTAGTGGAAAATCAGACTGTGCGGCGCTGTGTGCGTGGTGTGCTAGCGGAGCTAATAGCTATA